GAGGCATTCGCTCTAACACTGATTTATCTAGTAGGGTGGGATCGAGGACTCTATCGTCGGAATCGACGTAAGCGTCTACGATTGCTTTTTTTGCTTGTTCAGACATTCGTCACAGTTCCTTGTTATATTCTTTTATCTCCGATTCGATATAGTATAACGCAGAAAGCTCGCCTTGCAAAAATTTATAATGTTCTATACTTTCTAATGCTCCCGACATAAGTGTCTCGCTGATTTGCGATTCACGATCTTTGATGACTTTTTTGATTTTGTCGTGAAGCGTAAGATCGTCCATTCTATCTGACTTTAAATTTCAAACCTTTGGTTGCGGCGCCCTTGCCTTTCATATCGACAATTTTTTCTACGCCAGCGTTTTTCATTTCGCCATCAACCATCTTTTCGATAGTTTTTTTCTTAAGTTTGTACTTTGTGTATCCTTCCATAATTAATCCTTTTTCTTAGCTGGTCTGCCACGCTTTTTAGGCGCTGGTTTTTTCGCAACAGGCTTTTCTTCCTCTACGACTGGTTCTGGTGCAGGCTCTGGCTCTACTGGTAGCGGTTCGCCTTTTGCTATACGAGCTAATTTTTTAGAAATGCGAGCTGCGTTCTCTGCATCTGCTTTTGCTTGCTCTGCAATTTTTGCAGATAAAGCCTCGGCTTCTGCTTCACGCTCTAATTTCTTTTGCGCTTTTAGCTCTGCTATTGCTTCTTTTTTGTAACTAGTTGTCATACTTTCTCCTTGATCTTATCCCCTCATTTTTTGCTCTAACTCAAGGAGTTTTAGATCTGCTTGCTGTTGCAACCTTTGCAACGCAACATCAAGTTTATCATCAGCTACGCTTTTTTGCACATTTATACGTTGCTTCTGTATTTCGTTCTCTAGAATCTTTTCTTCTGCACGTTGGTTCTGTCTGGCTTCAAACTGAGATTGCTCTTGATCAAGCTCTTTATCTCTCAGCTCTACTTCTGCTTTTCTGATCTCTACTAATGGATCCTCTGAACCTTGCCCGATTGATTGTAAAAACTCGGCACTAAGTTGAGCCATAATTGGTGCGGCGAATTGATCGAGCAACATTTGTATTTGTTGCGCGGCTTGTTGCTGTTGATCTATAGGCAGTTGTTGCAATTCTTGTTGCACTTGGCTAATTCTTTCCATCGTCTCTGGCGGGATTTGTTCTTGCGCCAGCTGTGCAGCTAAGAATTGAAGATGTTGCATAACGTGGCTTATAACCATGGCCTGTATCTGTGGGTTTTCTTTAACCACTTGTGTCAGAAACAAAGCCCTGTGCGTTTCTACGTGAGCCGTATGGTTTTGACCCTCGAAAGCTTGCGCCGGTTGTCCCATCAAAAAACCACTGTTTTCCAAACCTGCATCGATTGGTCGTGGGGTCATGTCAGGAGGTGGTTGCAACAAAGCTTCTACATTGTCCACTCCCAACGCGCCATACATGCGCCTGTAAGCTTCGTAGATGCCGTTTGGACCATGCACCTGTGGGTTTGATTGAACCATTTGCAAAAGCTCTTGTGCGAGTGTTATGCGCTGACTCTGACTAAAAATGTTTGGATCTGAAACCGGGATGACATCGATACGATTGTCAAAATCAGTTACTTTTATCTCTCTTGGGCCTGTGCCTGTTTCGTATGCATATTCAGGCGGGAGAAATTCACTGAAGACTTTTGATAACAGCTGAAACTCTAGTCGTTGTGCGTAGTGCAATCTTTTGTGTATAGCACTCATGACTTTAGTGCCACGCTCTAGCAAAGCTACAGTTGTTCCGACCGGCATGGCTTGATTCATGTCACCGATGTTCATGTCGGCTATAGCAGCGAATCTTTTTCCTGAGTCTACAAGAATGCCTAGCAAGCTCATCAATACGTTGCTAGGTTCTTTGATAGGTAGCGGGATTAGGTTTTCTCGTAAAGATCCGCCTGTTGTATCTATATCTCGAAACTCACCCGGTTGTAGCGGTTCATCCTCATCTCGGATTCGCATGCCTCTGGCTTTAAAACCGGCAGGTAAATTGGCTAAGGTCCCTGCGTCGATCAGCTGTCGTAATATTGAGGTAGATGCTTGCGACAAGCCTCCAATCATGTGCGAGAGACCCAAACCATAAAAACCTAAGCCGGGTAGAAACTTGTATTGCACAAAATAGTTTATTTTGTTTTTGTAAGGGTCGCCCTCCACATAATTACGGCGTATCGATAGAACCGTTTGAGAAGACTCATCTATCGTCACTATGTACGGTAGCTTCAATCCTGTTGGGTTGCCCTCCTGATCTACATCCTCAAAGCCAGCTAAATCTAGAATTGTGTGTACTTCATAAACAGTGTGATCCCTATCTTCTGCATAAGACGGACTCATTCCCTCTATCTCATCTATTTCTTTTTGTACCTCATCATCATCGGGATCGTATGAGCTAGACTTAATTTCAACGTCTGCATAGAAGCCAGATAGCTGTTGTTTTTTAATTTCGTTGCGCGACATGTTTATGGCGTGAGTAACCCTTTCGGCACTGCTAATATCAGATGCCTCGTATGGGACGATCAGGTCCTCAGGCGCCACAAATTTAGATACCGCCCGATTAAGCACACTGTCGTAGTAAATCTTTTTGAAGGCCGAACCAGCTAACGGTAAGTAGAACAACAACATGTCCAGTTCTGGATCGTAATCTTGCATCACATTCATAATGTAGAAGTTCATAAACTCCTGCACACGATCTGCTTGCGCTTCAGTTTCTGCGGTTCTTTGACCTACAAGTTGCGTCTTCACCGGACCTTTAGCCGGTAGCATTTCTTTGTACGCTTGCGCCTGAAATTGTGTGACGGCCTCTGCAAGTATGGGGTGTATTACTCCACTAGAACCCTCAAACGGCTCTGATCTAGCTTCATCAAACTTCATACCTAGATACTTCAAGCCGTCTACATAAGTCTTTTCCCATTCGCTGCGTGATTCTTTGTCGTGTTGGATGCTCGATAAAATGTCGCCGGATACTTTTTGCAGCTCGCTGTCATCTATAAAGTCAACTAAGTTAGCATCGAAAGCCATAGGGTCTGCTTGCGGCTCATCGGCATCGATTTCATCTCCGACAAGTATTTCTTCTTCAGTGACTAGTATTTCTGCCGCTTCACGGATTTGTTCTTGTCTGGTAGGCTCTGGAAAAACCTCAATCGCATTGCCTCCCACGTTTACGTCTGGGTTGTCTTGCGTTCCTAATTGTCGTTTTTCAATAGCCATAGTTTTTCAGTTTAACACTTCTCGCTGGTTTTAATAATAAACCGTGCGTTTACGTGGTAGTAAATCTGCCTCCATTTGATAGTCTTCATCTAACGATACGAATCCGCCTTGTCTGAATCTCATAAGTGCCATTGTAGCAGAGTCACAATAGTCGTCATGATCGCCGTATGGGAAAGATGCCATTTCCTCGATAACTTCATCTGCAAATTGGTCTTCAGTAGCCCAAACCATACCTGATTCAAAGATAGGCGCTACTGAGTTCATCCTCGCTATTTTGTCTTGACCCCGGCTTGGTGTGTAAGATGTTACCGGAATACCCATACGTCTGAGTTCTTGCGTTAGCGGAGTGCCGCTTGCTTTTGCCTCGATTAAAATACAATCAGGCTCCCAATATTTATATTCTTCCCAAGCAAGCTTTTTAAGCTCAGGGAAGTCAACTCTTACGCGCTTCGCATCTAATAATATAATCTGATCGGCCTCGCCATCAGACGGACTGAATATCGCCCATGTAGTAATCGCTGAGTAGTCTGCTGTCTCTTTTTTACTGAAGGCAGTATCGTAACTTTGTATCACATAGCTGTATGCTGGCACCTCGCCTTCCCAAGTGTTCCACCATTCTCGCTTCACGATGGATCCTTCTTCAGCTGTAGGATTTTGTAACCATTGTGAGTTCCATTTGGATACCGGGAGAGACGCCTTCACCGACAATAACTCTTCTTTCTTCCAAAACTCTGGCCAGAGGGGTGTGTCGGATTCAGGCATGATGGCAGGAAACTCCACCACCTCCCATTGATCAGCGTTTTCTTCACCCTGCTTTTTCAGAACCTTGCCAACCAAGTCTTTAGTAGACCATCGAGTCATTACAATGATGATAATCCCGCCCGGTTGAAGACGTTGTCGCGGTCCAGACGTGTACCATTCGTATGCACTTTCCATGGCTGTGGGTGACATTGCATCTTGCTCTGAGTGCGGATCGTCAATAATAAGTAAATCGGCGCCTCGTCCAGTTATTGCACCGCCGACACCAGCCGCGAAGAATTCACCGTCTTGGTTACTGGTCCATCTACCAGCAGATTTGTTGTCAGCCTGTAGTTTTAGGTCTGGAAATATCGTGCTGTATTCTTGGCTATCGATTATGTTTCTGACTTTACGTCCAAATCGAACCGCAAGCTCTGCTGTGTGAGTAGTTTGTATAATTTTGAGATTACCGCGCAAGCCCATCATCCAGCTTGGAAAGTAGGTACTCGCAAACTCAGACTTAGAGTGCCTAGGGGGTAAGCAGACTATAAGTCTTTTGAGTTTGCCTTGCGCGATACGGTTGAATTTTTCACCGATTATCTTGTGGTGGCGACCCTCTATAAAGTCTGGCCACAAGTGCTTTAGGTAACTTATAAAGTCTTTCTGACATGCCTCTTGTTTTTGCAGCTGCTCATAACGACTCAGAAGCGCGACTGCTTCTGCTTGATCCTGTTGTGACAGGATATCGAAATCTTTAAGAGACAGATCTCCCATTAGACTTCATACCAATCCTTACCCTGCCAGAGTAAAGCCTCAGCTTCTCTGCGTCTCTCCAAGCCAGCTAAGACTACTTTTTCTCCGTTGACCGTTGCTTTGTTCCATCTACGCATCTGAGCTGGTACCTCATTCTTTTTGTTGTCATTTAAAACTTTGAGCAAAGTGCTTGATCGGAGGTTGCCGCCGCCTAGATTGAAGGTCCAAGCTATAAGAGCGTCAAACTCACATTGTTCTAATGGCACCTTTACAGCGTCATTAACAATGGATTCAAATTGTTGTAAATCTTGATCTAATAAAGATTCCGCTTCTTCTTGCGTGATTTCCATTCCTTCTTTTGTCGTGCCTGTATGCCCGTAGCCAATCGTCAGTTTCGACGCGCTGCACAAATAAGATTGTAGTTCACAACCCTCAAATTTTTTTATAAGGGCTTTGCCCTCTTCGCTAGTGACTCTCATATCATTCATATTATTCTCCCCACGTGCCGTCGTCTTTGACTCTGGCAAGTTTTTTACCGCCGTAATACTCAACGGCATGTCCTTCGTTAATAAGTGTTTTGCAAATGTCAGAGCCGTTTTGATCATACGGTATGCCAAGGATCCTGCCGTACTTGCCTTTGCCAAGCGACTTAACCTTGAATCTTCCAACACATAACTCCTTCAATCTTTCTTTTGCTTTTAGTCCTAGAGCCTTTTCAGCTAGGTTTCTGGTTCTACTCTCAGGGGTGTCGATCCCGTGAAGTCGAACACGCTGTTTAGTCAAATTTACGTCGAATCCAAGCCGGAGTGTGATATCTATTGTGTCGCCGTCAATTACCCTCTCAAGCTCGGCCTCGTAGACGTATGCTTCTGGGGCATCACTCATCCGACTTCTCCTGCGTTTCTAATTGTTTATCTTGTTCCCTATAATACTCTATTATCGCAAGGACGTTGGTAACATATCTTTTTAGCTCTGCCATATTCATGCTAAGACTTTCATAACCTTGCGTCGATAATGCGTAATAAGGTTCAGCTGGCGCCTTACCTTCCTCAACAAGCTGTAGATATTCTTCCATTACTTCTGGCGTAAGCACACGCCACTTTATGTCTTGCAGGTTTACCTCTAAAGGCATAGGGGGGTGGTACATAGGTGCAGGCAAAGTAATTGTTTTGATTTCCACAGGCGCGGTTCGCGGCTGAAACAAAGAACAACCACTAACAACAAAAACTAAACTAATTACTAGCAGGTGCCTCATCTTTGCTCTCAAACATGTTTGGGTCTGTTAGCTCTGCAAACTCTGATTTTACTTTCGCCGTGCCTTTGTTGATTATATTTTCTATGAGTCCCGGCTTTGCCATGGCTAGATTATTCAGGCTATGACGCTGGAAGGTGTTTCTTAGCTGATTGACTTCGCGCATTGCTTCTTGATTCTGCGCGTTGAGTTGATTGATTTGTTCAGTGGTTTCTTTTTGCTTTGCTAAATAGTTATCTATGCTGGCGTTTTGTTCTTCTATTTTTTCTTCGAGGATCACGGCATTGGCTTTGAGCGTAGCAATTTCCTTCGCCTGCATTTGGACGAAAAACCAAAGACCGGCGGTTACTATCAAGAGTAATCCGGTAGAGACTGCTGCAATTTTGAATCCCATGTATATACTTTTAACGCCTCGCTTTTACCTTTAACTTTTATCGGTTCCAAAGATTTTAACAAATATTTGCACTTTTGTGCAGTATTGTATCCAATTAAAATATCTACTCCTGCTTCCTTCGTCGCGCTTTCTAATCTGGCGGCTACGTTTACAGCATCACCAATAGCCGTATAGTCGAATCTTGTATTTGATCCCATATTGCCGACTACCGCATCACCACTGTTCACGCCTACACCAATCGCAACGGGAACCGGTAGCTTTTCGTTCAGTTCTTTGACTCTTTTTTGTATGCGTATAGCAGCGGCCACCGCTCTGTTTTCTTGTTCTGCAAGGTCTAATGGCGCTGAGAAGATTGCCATGCAAGCATCGCCAATAAATTTGTCGATGCAGCCGCCAGCGCGTTGTATTTCCTCTACTTGCACCGTCAAAGTAGCATTCATCACCTCAGTAACCTCTTGTGGT